TAGCCGCTGGAACCCGCCGTGCTGTAATAGCCGCTGGAACCCGCCGTGCTGTAATAGCCGCTGGAACCCGCCGTGCTGTAATAGCCGCTGGAACCCGCCGTGCTGTAATAGCCGCTGGAACCCGCCGTGCTGTAATTGCCGCTGGAAAAAGGTTCTTTGCCCTTCACCCGATTAAAAACGGCATTCACTGTAGCTTTTACCAGCCCTGCAAAATTCACCTCACCTTTCACCGTCAGCTCAGTGCAGGCCAGCTTACTGTCCTCTTCGCTTTTATCCACGTTCCCGCCGCACTCGACCTCAAAAAAGCGCGGGCCACCCCTCAACGGGTAGTAGTGCAGCACATCCAGCGGGTTCTCGCAGGCGTGCATACCAGCGTGGCAACAGTCAGCCTCGTCCTCATAGTAGGTCTTACCCACTTCGTACTGCTTGCCACGGCACTGCATATTTTTGTCCATGGCCTTGTAGGCGATGATCTTCTCACTCATGGGTGATGTCCTCCTTGCTCGTACATTCCGTCAGTGTCATTCTGCGCCACCTCTGTCAAACAGGCTGGTCTGGCCGTTGGTCTGCTGGATCAGCATCACGGTGTTGGTGCTGGGCTTCCAGCGCTGGATGTACTCCACAGCCTCGTCAAAGCGCTTGCGGGGGATGTTGCCCACGCTATTTACCCGGAACCAGTCCTGCACGTCGCGGTTGCACTCGCTGTACACCTTTCTGCGCACATGGTTGTCGATGTATGCGGGCGCATCCTCGCCGCCCAGGGCGCTGATCACAGCCCGGCTGATGCTCTTACGCAGTACGCGCTGCTGGTTGTAGTCCACCGTCATGGTGTTCTCCAGCGCCGTGAGCCGCTGCTCCTGTTTCTGGGTGCGGTCGTCCAGCAGGAACAGCGCCTGCATCTCCTTGCTGAGTTTTGGCATCTGCGGAGTACTCAGCTTCTTTTCCATCTCGTTGAACGCCGCAATGTACTTCAGCTTCCATTCCAGCGCTGCCTTGCCGGTAAAACCCATCACCAGCAGGCTAAAGCCGTCCCGGTTCATCAGGTACATGGGGTACTGTTTGCCGCGGTTCTCAAACGTTGTCTCGTAGAACATGGATTTGGCGGCACAATTTTGTGCCACCAAATCTTCGACGGAGCGAAGTACACTCTTGTGCTCCTTGCCGAAACTCTCGGCGATCTGGCGGCTGGATGCCACCGGCTCGCCGTTCTGGGTGGATAAGATGATCTCGTTCAAAATAAACCTCCTTGTGGTCTGCCCATCCCGTGCTATACTTGAGCGGGAGGGGGTGAAAAAATGAATTCATTGGAACGCTTCAATCAACGCTCAGATGAAGTAGAGCACATTCTGAGCGCCGGCAGGGGAAATGTTAAAAGCCTGTACGACCCGCAAAAGCCAACGCCGTATGAGATCCAGCGGCAATATGCGGAAGATGTGAAGCAGCTGCGCCAACAGTTTGAGGAAAGCCAGCGCAAACAAGAAATCAAAGACCGAGAACAGGAAAAAGAAAACGAGCAAAACCGTAAATACAATGCTCTTGCCATCAAAATTGCAATTGTCTCTGCTGCTTTTGGCGGCATATCCGCGATCATATCGGTTATCTCAGCTGTAAAATAAGATTCAGAACCAGCGCAACAAAGGTTATTATTTGACACAGAATCGTAAAGCACTGAATCGCAATCAAGATTTCCTGTTTAGTCCAGTCGTGCTTACGGCTGGGCTTTTTGTTTTGGTTCACGGCTCTGCCTCCTTTGTCACTCACGGCTCGTTGCCCACTTCAGCAGCATCGCCACAATCCAGATTGCGGTGGCCACGCCGAAAGAGAACTCCCAACCGATGAGCATGCAGATAAGCCACCAAAGGCCGGAAATGACGGCCCACGAAAAGCCAAAAGCAACGACAATGAGCGCAATCGACGCAAGCGCAAGCAAAAATGTTTCAAAATCAGGCATTTGCTTCCTCCTTTTTAAGTTGTATGGGTGCTGATGTTCAGTATTTTGCTGATGCTCTGCAAAATCCCGGGGGTCTCGATTTCTCCCGTCTTGACCTTGTGCAGATATGAACGGTCGAAATACCTACCCGTGTCCTCTTTGACCTGCTCAATCAACCAATCATTACGCTTGTCCATTTGAATCAGTGCAATCTCGATTTGCTTGCCAAATTCACAAAGAGGCTTCTTTTCTGTCATTTTTTCACCTCCAAACTATTGATTTTTACGCATAAGTGTAATATAATGAAATTGCTAGAAATCATGTATTACGCCATCGCGGTATGGTCTTAGTATAATACGCTTTCGCGTAAAATGCAAGGCTTTTTTAAGCGTTCGCGTAATTTCGGCGCAACTCACAATTTGAGGTCTGGAATTATGGCAAACCTGTACAACAATATCGAAAACCTTTGCAAAAAGCGCGGGGTCAACGTGACAACGATGTGCAGAGATTCCGGTGCAAGTCGTGGCTCTTTATCCGATTTGAAGTCTGGTAGAAAGCAGACATTGAAGTACGAGACGCTTGAAAAAATTGCAAATTATTTTGAGATAAGCGTTGAATCTTTGGTTTCTGGCAATGAAAGCCAAAAAGAAAAGCTCGCTCCCGGCGGGAGCGAGCTGGATGCAAGGTTTGATGCGCTGCTAAGTCAGATGACCGATGCAGACCGTGCAGATCTGCTGGAGTATATGGAATTTAAGGTTGCAAAGAGGAAGGAAAACCCCAATGGCTGAGTTTTTGGACAAAACGAGCCTGGCGCTCCTATTATATATGGAGAAGCACAACGGGAAAATGAACCAGCACGAAGTCTGTCTCATTTCCGGCGAGGATTTCAGTTTCAACGGCCAGAATCGGTACATTCAGAACTTGAAGGGCCGCGGTCTGATTGATGAGCGCCGCAAAGAGTACATTCCTGACGGGGTGGGTGGTTTTCTTCCCAGCGAGTACATTTATTCTCTTCCGCTAGCTGGAGAAGCCTATCTTCAAGAACTTCGAGCAAATCGGGAGAATCAAATACTTCAGGCCGCATTGGATTTGCTGGTGTCCATCTTCGGTCAGAAATTTTAAGGGCATCACAAACGCGGTCAAATGCTTCGTGCAGCTCTTCCGTGGTCTTACCCTTTCCGCATCCGTAGTTGAAGCAGTAACACCCGATTTCAAGAGAGCACCGGTGGTCGCAATTTGCGCACTCTTCGCTTTTGATTCCGGGCAGGCCGGACGCTTCCGTTGCCAGAAGAGCAAAAATTCTGGTTTTGTACCGACCTAGTTCAATCTCGTACTTATCCACAGATTTACTCCTTTCTGCTGTTGAGCAAGATTTCCGCATAGGAAAGCACCTCTTGTTTTTCCTGTGCCGACAGAGAAGAAAATAAAGCTTTGAGGCGGCACTTTTCTTCCATTGTATCACATTTTGCAAACTTTGTGCTATTTTCTTGCACTTTATTTTCCCCCTTTGGCAAAGCTCTTTGATAATTTAGTTTTTCGGCAGCTGGTTGGCTGCCTATTTTTGTTTATGAGGTGGTTATCATGAAAAAGAAACTGATTGCACTTGCTCTGACACTATGCACATTGTTACTCTTTTCAATGTCGGCGGTTGCGGCAAAACCGTCCGTAGAGCTTACGGATGTATATTTTTCTGTAAACTCCGCAAATGGAGTGACACCAACCATCTGTTTCCGAAACAATTCCGGCAAAACCATCAAATATGTAACGTTCACTCTTGTCCCCATGAACGCGGTTGGAGATAAGGTGTCTTGCTCCATTCGCGGTTATTCTGCTACACAGGCACGTCTTGTAGGCCCGATTTACCCAACATCCTTAAACACTTCCGGCATCATTGGAACGTTTGATGATAGCACGAAGCGTGGCACTCCATTTTCACAGCAAACGCAACTTACAACGGACTATTATGTTTATGTTGGAGAGCGACATAATAACAAAATTTTGCTTGATAAGTACGGAAACCCATATTACTGGAATGCGTATTATAGCGATGGCTTAAAATATGGTGATCCTTTGACGTACCTTTCTGAATCTGAAATTCAGAACGCTGTTTATGACACAGCTGTTGAATGGGATTGCCTGTGGTACAATGGAACTATCGAAGAAATTGCCGTTACTCAAGCTGTTGTTGAGTACATGGATGGCAGCAAGGAGACCATTTCCCAGAAATCTTTGTACTCCGGAAACTTCCGCAAAGAGCCTGATTATATCCCTTATTTTGCTATGCTTAAAGCATACAGCCCTGTTTACAATTTTGAATATTACAAAGCAAACAACGCCGATCTGGCCGCTTTGTACGGGGACAACGAATGGAAATATCTCGAGCACTTTGTGACCAGCGGCATGAAAGAGGGCCGTCAGGGTAGTGCCGAATTTAACCTCGCCGCGTACAAAGCAAATAATGCCGATCTGGTTGCAGCTTTTGGCGATAACAATCAAAAATACTACGAGCATTATCTGAACTCGGGTAAAGCTGAGGGCCGTAAAGCTGCGTAAATCTGTTTACAACCGCATTATACAACTGCATGTTGTTGCAGTCAATGGGTTTGCCCATCACTCTTTTTGATGGGTTGCATCAAATTGTTGCAATTTTTGCAATAATTCTCCTGCTCCAGTCTCTGCGCCGCCGGGCGTTTTGGCCGTCATATGTAATGCGTGCAGTGTATTGATTTTGTGGGCGGCGTACATCGTGGCGCGTGCCTGCTGCTCTGGCGTCATGTCAACATAGCAGGCAAGTGCCGCACGGATGTGCGTGCAAAAGTGGCTCATCTTCTCCATAGTCAGTCCTCCCAAGGCTGTGGTGTGCGGTCGGTTCCAATCAAAACGGTGGCGGGCATGCCGTCGATGATGGTCATTTCGGTTTCTTTACCATTTCTTTGCTCAAAATCCATTTTGTTTTCCCCTTTCTTTTGTGCACATTTATGTCTTATGTTCCAAATTCTACCATGCGCCGTTGGAAAACAAAATACGGATATTTTTTGTCGAATGGCGCAGATTTTTTCTGCGCCATTTTCTGTTAAAAACACGTTGGTTTTACGGGGGCGAAAGTATGAGTTATTTTACGGCAACCCAGATTGGAAAAGCGCTTGCAAAGGCCAGGGTATCTGCCGGCCTGAGCCAAGTGGAGATCGCAAGGCTCATCGAGAAGGGTGAGAGGACGGTACAGAGCTGGGAAAAAGGCTGCACCAGCCCGGACAGTGACGAGGTCATGGATTGGTGCACAGCATGTGGGGTGTCCCCCATCACCGTGTTTATGGAGATGATGCACCCAGATCTGTATGCGGTTTCCGACAGCGAAAGGCTGGAAGATTCTGTAGATTGGGAGCTGCATCTGCTGATGAGGGCTCTGCCGCCCATCACGAAGCGACTGCTGCTTTTCATTCTGAAGGGCCGACACGGCAGCAGTCCGCCTGCGGTGATCTCCGAGATGGCAGCAAACCTGCACTGCCCACTCAACAACAGGGTCAGCGTGTGCGGGACCATCATAGACCAATACAGCTTTGCCCAGAGCATGGGCCTAGACCCATGCCCGGACGCTCCGCATCCTCCCATTGACGACCTGAAGATCAACTACAGGGCCGGAAGGGCCGCTGCTGAAAATGGTGCATTCGGATATATCGGGCAGAAAAAGGAGTAAGCCATGAAATGCGTGAGACCATGCTGCCGGAAAGAGATCCCGGATGGTGCTTCTTTTTGTCCGTGGTGCGGAAAGAAACAGCCGGAAGCCGCCCCGCAGCAAAGAAAAAAGCGCCGCCGTCCCAAGGGAAGCGGCAGCGTGTATAAGTTGAGCGGAACGCGGGCAAGACCGTATGTGGCGCTTACAGCCTGCAAGGATGTTTTGGGCACGTTTGAAACAGCAGGCGAAGCCGTACAAGCACTGGACGCTTACAACGCCCAGAACACCCCAGCAGCGCGTCTGAAATGCACCTTTGCGGATGCCTATGCCCAATGGAAAGCGCAACCCAAATTTGACAAGCTCAGCACGGACATGCAAAAGGGGTACGAGCTGGCCTATGCAAAGGCTGCGCCGCTATACGACCGACAATTGCGGGACTTAAAAGCGGCAGATTATCAACAGGTCATTGACGCAATGGTGGAAAAGGGCCTTTCACGCAGCTCCTGCGAAAAGCAGCGCACGCTTTTCAGCCAGATCTGCGAGTGGGCAATGGCGCAGGACATCATAAACAAAAATTATGCCATGCTACTGCAGCTACCGGCGGCTACAGGAAAAGCGGAGCGCACTCTGACTGCAGCCGAGATAGAGCAGATCAGCATCTACCAGAATGACCCAAAATTCGGGCAGACGGCGCAAATCGCAATGGTACTGCTTTATACCGGCATGCGCATCGACGAGCTGCTCTCTATGCGCTGTGAGGACGTGCATCTGAAGGAGCACTATATGCAGGGCGGCGAAAAGACCGAGGCAGGCAAAAACCGCATTATCCCGATTCTTGAACCGATTTACAAGACGGTAGCTTTTTGGATGATGAACAGCGGGTGCGAATGGCTGATTCCATCCAAGGCCGGCACAAAGCTGGATAAGCGCAACGTGGCTACAAAGTTCCGGGCGTTGATGCAGGAATGCCATATAGAGGGGGTGCACCCACACACCCTGCGTCATACGGCCAGCAGTAAAATGGTGGAGTGCGGTCTGGAAAAGACCGCGGTACAGGCAATCCTCGGGCACAAAAATTTCTCCACCACGGCCAATAAGTACGTGTCCCACAACGATCCAGCCTATTTGTTGCAGGAAATGCAGAAGATGAAATATTGATTCGTTAGATTGTTTGTTAGATTATCACACGTTTTCAGGTGTTTTTGCACGGTTTCAACAAAAAGAAAAGCGTATAGGCGACTTGTTTTTATCGCCTATACGCTTATTTTTGGAGCTGGTGACAGGAGTTGAACCTGCAACCCACTGATTACAAATCAAATTTATTTTACGTTTTACCGTAAATAATTATTTATCTGTTGGCTTTCCGTTAGACTATATATCCCATGCCCAAACGTTGAAGCCTATGTGAAAATAGCACACTCTATGTCTTTTTACAAGTCGCTTATCTTTCGCATTACGAGCTCATACTCTTTTGGGTACACCAGCTTTATTGCCTTCATGTGCTCGTCAAGCACCTGCATCAGACCGCCAAAAGGAACAGAGCTGGCAGCCGCCACAAAGTCGCTTTGCGGCTCTGCTGCTGCAGAGTACGCCGTCAGGCAGCTTACAGGCGGCAATTCCTTAGTCTGCGTTTCGGGTACATGTGCTTCTTCCAGCTCGTCTCGCACAGTACAAAGGGCAGCAAGCTTGTTGACGCTCTGCCAGCTGGTTTCCTCGCACTTGAGCTTGCGGATATGCTCGTTGATCTCGTCAATGTCCACGCCTGCTGCCCCCTTCCTCATGCGTTCCGCAGGATGTCGGCTGCCCGCTTGTAGGCATCACGCTCTGCGCCGGTGGCGTTCTGCATCATGTCCTCGATGTCAGAGATCATGCGCTCACGACCATCCGTGTGGGAGTAGTGACCGCGCACATAGTGACGGCCACGGTTGGCATAGCTGGTTCCCAGGTTGTAACCGTTTCCGGCATCGTGGCCGAAAGTTCCGCGCATGTCAGCTTCCCACTCGCCCGCACGGCTGTACTCGCCGCCCTCACAGTAATCCTCGATGCGGTGGATGTCCAGAATGATGTCCACGATCTCGCCGATCATCTCAACATCGCCAGGGGACCGGTTCTTTTTGTCGGTCAGCTCCATGAGCTCATCGCACATTTCATCTTTCAGATGGTTCAGTTTATCCAGCATGGCTTTATCTCCTTTCTTATGCTACCCGCTCAACGATCAGGTTGCTGTTTGCAATGCTGACCGCCTGCGCGCTGGTGTTCTTAACCGCCACAGTCACGCAGCAGCCGCGCGTCACCTCGATGAACGCTGCCACAAAAACATTGAAGTAGTTTTCGACTGCAGCAGGTGTTACAATGGCGGTTGCGCTACTAAGCGGCTCGCCACCGACGGCCAGAGCAATGGAAACGGGGCCCACAGTGCCGCCGGCGGGAATGGCAATATTTCCGCCAAAGCTCACCTTGAAACGGGCCCGACACTGCCCGCTTGTCAGGCCGCGAAGTGTCACAAGGCCGCTGCCAGCACGGTGCACAATGCACGCAGGCGCTTTCGCCGCAGTCTCCGTCAATGGGAGATCCTGCCCAGCGGCTACTGTCACGGTATTGGAATTCGTAAATTCAGCCATTTTATCGGCTCCTTTCATAATAAAAACGCCGGGACTTTTGCCCCGGCGCTCTGGTTTGCAAAATCAGCTTAGGGGCTGAACAGGCTACGAATTGTAGTCAGTTGCCGTTATTTGGTTAGGCGCAGCTGCCGCAGCCGCAACCGGTGCCGCAGTTACCGTACTGGTAAGGTGCAGGAACCGGGAATGCGGGCACGGGGCGCGGATTGTAGTAGGCCAGCTGACCGCTCATGTAGGCCTTGAGCGTTTCGTTCTGGGCTGCCTGAGATGCCGCAAGCTGTGCTGCGAACAGCTGCTGACCCTGCTCAGCGATCTTTGCGTCCTTTGCCTCGATGCGCTGTGCGGTCAGGGCGTCAAGGATGGCGCGGGCGTTCTGGTTCTGGTTGTCGATGATGTCCCGGGTGGTGTTCTGCACCGTGTTCCGGGTCTCGCAGGACTGGGTGGCCAAATTGTAGTTGACGCCCTGAATGGCAGAGCGGTTCTCGCAGCAACACTCCTGCTGCTGCATCTGCATGGCAAACAGCTGCTGCATGAACGCCGCCTGCTGGTTTGCGCGGCTGATCTCTGCGGACATAAAGCCGTTGTTCACGGTCTGCTGCACGCCGTTGACAAGCTGCGCCTGCTGGTAGAAGCCATCACACATGCCGTTGTTGATACCATCCATCTTGCGCTCGATGTTGGCAAAATCGGAGGTCAGGACGTAGCCGTCAACGACACCGGCACCGGTGTTGCCATTGCCTCCCCAGTTGCCGCCCCAGCCGCCGCAGAAGGCGAACAGGAACAGGATGATGATCCACCATGCGCCATCATTGCCAAAGCCAAAGCCGTTGCCACCATTGGTGTTTGCGGGCTGAACAGGCATGGTCAGAACCGCAGAATCGGAAGAAAGAGACATTTTTGTACTCCTTTCGTATGTTTTGAATGATTTTTATGCTTGAACCGTGGCCACGGTTACGACTTAATGAAGAAACTGCTGAAACTGTTGCGCCATCGCCTGCAATTGGTTCAGCTGGTTTTGTGACATTTTGCCTGATTGCAAGAGCTTTTGCACCTCTGCTTTGGGGTCGCCCTGAAAGCTGGCCTTGAACTGCTGAAACTGCTGCATCATCTGTCCGAACTGGCCCATAGGGCCGGACATGGCAGGCATACCGCCGCCAAGGGCGTTAAAGAGTGGGTTTGCCATATCACTTTACCTCCGTATCGGTCTTTGGTGCTTCCTGCTTTTCCAGCGCCGCACAGCGCGCCGCCAGAGCGTCAAACTCCGCCCTGGTGACAAACTCCCCGCTAGGCTGTTGGACGGCCTGAGCGGGCATCTTAGCCGCCGTGGTGCGCTCTTTGTAATCAAACACCCGGAGAGGAAGCGGCATTCCGCTTGCGTCCGTGCTCTTGATGTAAAAGGCGCTGTTTTCGCTGTCCATCAAAAGCACGCTGTTTCCGGCGGCTACCATGTAGGCTTTTGCTCCCTCTTCGCCCTGCACCCAGATGATCGGAGGCGTGGACGGGGAACTTTGCCCTGTCGGCTGGCTCATCATGGGCGGTTGATACCCGGCGTTCTGCCGCAGCTGTGCAAGCTGGTCCGGCATTGCCTGGCCGTAGTAGTTCGGCATCTGGTAGCCATATGGATTGTAAGGCATCGTTTAGTCCTCCTTGTACCAGTAATAGATCGGGAACTCTCGCCCGCTGTCCCAGCTGTCCAGCCAGTCGCCGTTGATCACGGCCAGAACGTGCCCGGAGCATCCCAGTACATACACACCGCGCGGGCACTCCCGGGCAAAATCTGCCACGGTGTAGCAGGTGGAGCAGTCCGCATCGACAAGCCTGCGCTTGAATCCGTGCTTTTGGAGGTATGCGCCCCATGTGCGGTTGGCGCTGGGCATATCGCCGAGAGCAAAGCCGGTCAGCGCCAATCCAATGTAGGCCTGCTCCCAGCTCTGTCCAGTGGCCGCAGCTACCGCACGCACAGCACAGTCTCCGACGCTGCCCCCGTGGGGGTTGGGGCTGAACTTGATCCACATTGGCGCTTGCCTCCTTTGCGCCCAGTGTAGCAGAGCCGACCGGCGGGAGAGGCAACGAGCGACCAACGAAGGACAAAAATGCTCTATTTTGCCAAAAGAAAAAAAGTGCTCATTGAGCGCAAATTTTTACAAAAAGGCTTGACTTTTGCGCTCAATGAGCATATAATAAAGACAGTGAAAGACACCAACACACAACAACATGGAGGTACAAAATTATGAGAAACGCTATTGAAATCGCCGCTGACATCCGCAAGTCCGATGTCTGGGATTACGAGCTGTGCACCGAGCTGTGCAAGGCAGCTGACATGGAAGAAGAGTGGGAAGCTGCATCCGCTGGCGATTACGACTGGAACGACCCGAATCGCGGCCCCTCGTTTGAAGAAGTCGTTGAAGCCGCCGCCGAAAAACTGGGCGTTGAGATCTACTAAATAAAAAAGCCCCGTCAAGTGCAGCGAACACCTGACGGGGCTTTTGTGAAAGACGTACCATGGAGGTACACGAACATATTATCATGCGAAAGAAAGGAAGTCAACGATGTATAGCAAAGCAGAACTTTTTGGCATGGCTGCCAAGCAGCCGAAAGAAGTTTTTCTCGGTAACGTCACCCTCAGCATCCCGGACGATTCCGATGGCTGCGCCGATCTGGACGACGAGACCGCCCGCCTGTCCCATCTCTGGGACGTCTCCCGCATGAGCGTGCGGGAGATGGTGGTGGCATCCGGCATCAGCCAGACCGCCTTTGCAAAGGGTGCGGGCATCCCGCGCCGCACGGTGCAGGGGTGGTGTTTGGGCGAGCGCGACTGCCCGGAATACGTCCGCTTCCTGCTGGCCGAGCACTACGGCCTGATCTGAGGAAAATTTTATGGCAGAAGATTTGACTGGAAAGCATTTTGGAAAGTGGACGGTACTTGCGCCGTCTGAAAAGCCGCACTACTACACATGCCAGTGTGAGTGCGGAGTGGTAAAAGACGTGTATGACAGCTCCCTGCGTCTTGGCAAAAGCCGCAGCTGTCTGTCTTGCGCGAATCGAGGGCAAAAGCCAGGCCTGACAAGCGCAAGACTGAAAAAGGCAAAGGAAAAAGAGGGACACGTCATTAACGGATGGAAAGTATTGGAAGTTTTGCCCGAAAAGAGGTCAGGTTGCTTTCTGTGCCGTGCTATTTGCCCGAAATGTGGGAAGGAAACCACCGTAAAGATCACAAGGCTTTCTCGAATCCAGCATTGCGCAGATTGCAACAGGGACATTGGAGAGAAAACCGGGGCAATTCACAGCACAGCTTACGCGGGTGGCTCTTCCCTTATGTCGATTCGCACAAGGGTTGGAGGCCATATCAATAAAAATTCCACTTCTGGCGCAAATGGCGTGTGTAAAGACTGCCACGGTCGATGGCGTGCATATATCAATTTTCGGCGGAAGCAGTACCATCTCGGCAGCTACGACACCGTCGAGGAAGCCGTTGCGGCCCGAAAGGAAGCCGAAAACATAATTTACGCCCCGTACCTCAAAGAACATGAAGGCTGGGAAGAAGAACTTTCCAGCAGGCTTGAGGAATTGAAGAAAAAGTAAAAAATCCCCCGATGCTCCAAAAACGGAACACCGGGGGATTCGTCTTAGCTAGAGCAGAAGCTCAATACTAATCCAATACTCACGATTAGTGTATCACACATCAAGCATTTTGTCAATTCCTTTCAGCCGGTAGCCTACCGCCGTCCGGCTGTAATGGGTCTGTGCCGCAATGTCCGGCAGCGGAAGCCGCTCGACGTACCGCAGTAAGGCTATCTTACGGTCTACCCTCCCAAGCGGTGCGTTTTTGATAGCGGCGGTCATCTGCTGTCGGTCAAGTCCTTGCAGCGCAGCGGGCAGCACTACACGAGCCGCCGCCACAGGCAGCACCGAGCCAGAAGGGCTGCGGGAGCTGTCCGGCGTTACGCACCATAGTGCCAAGCACGTCAAAATGGTGACGTTTTGTCACCATTTTCGTGATGTCACGAAATTGCTCTTGTGCGGCGTACATTTTGTTGGTGTCAACAAAATGCTCGTATGTAGTGCCCATGATATCCTCCTTACTGTGTGATTTCCTCAGCGTTTGCCTTGTCCTCAGCGTCCAGCGCGTCATAGTACGCCTGCGCAAGGGCTTCCACTTCTGCGATGTCGTCCTCGGTCAACAAGCCGTTGTCCAGATGGGTATACGCCTTATCCAACCAGTATGCAACATCGCGTCCTGCTGCAATTTCCCGCTTGATGCTGCGCAGCGTCAGGTCATGGCGAGATCTGCTTTTGATTGCCATATGTATGTACCTCCTTATGTCGTTGTCATGGACGCTACTGCGTCCTCAAGGTCAGTGATGCGCTTGATGGGGTCCGCTCTGCCGGTCACGGTCAAGGCATCGGCATCGGTCAGCAAGGTGTTCACGCCGCTCAGAGAAGAGATAGGCTGTGCGCCGGTTGCGGTGAAGGGCACAGGCTCTGCCAGCTTGTAAGCGATTTGCACCGGGGTTCCTGCGGCGTACTGGGCGGCAAGATAAGACTTCCATTCGTCTGCTGTTTCTCCCGCGTATGTATCATTATAAATCCTGAAATAGTAGTTTTCTTGTGCTTCAATTGATATCCCGTTTTTGCATCGGTATGTATCATTTGCTGTAACTGCCGGATATTGATTGCATACAATATCACCCTTAATTCCGGGATTCTCGGGAGTGGCTATTCCAGGCACTCTAAGTGTGAAACCAAATTTGCCGGGAATGGCGGTTTGTTGTGCTTCCCATTTTTCCGTCCCATCCAGCGTCAGCGTTTTCCACGTCTCCTGCCCCTCTCCCGTCACAGCATCCACCGTGCCGCCGTAGATGGTGCTCGGTAGGGTCAGGGTGGCGGTTTGGCCGATGTAGGGGGCGTAAACGGTTGGAGGGGTGGAGCCTGGTACAATATACGGATATACGGTTTTATCAAGCGTTGCGCCGGAAGCCGCAATCGCGTACCAATACTTGGCTACGTCCCCAGCCAAAATTTCAAAAATACCTTTGGCATTTAGCCATAAGTATTTCCCATTTCTCTGCACCACAAAAGAAGCGGCAACTCCTTCACCCGTATCCAGTCCGTAGTATTTTCCAGGCGGCAGATGCCAAACCGGAAACGTTTGGCTATCAACACTAGTCGTTGCTGTGCCAGATATATGAATACCACCATTCGGAACATACTCATATGTGATGCCGTTTTTCGTGAATTTATTAAATGGATTTATATTCAGCAAATTCTCCCCGCACCGCTCCACCGTCACACTGTTCCTGCCCTTAATAGGGCGAACATTGTCAGGTGATGGGTCACCGCTGCCCTCCTGCGTGGGCTCCCAGCTGGCAGTCACGCCCAGCGGATAGTCTGCCACAGGATAGCACACCACCGGGTTGCCGGTCTCGTCTAGCGGCGGGCAGAGCATGTCCACAAGGTGCTTGCTGCTCCATGCGTCGGGCCCCACGGTGGTATCATCGATTTGTGTGCCATCTTTGCCGTCTGCACCTGCCGGGCCGGGGTCGCCTTTAGGCCCCTGTGGCCCAGTGTCACCTTTTTCGCCCTGCGGCCCCTGCGCACCCTGCGGGCCGCGCTCGCCCTGAATGCCACGCGGCCCCTGTTCACCACGAGGGCCAGTCTCGCCCTGCGGGCCGGTGGCTCCGGTAGCACCAGTGGGGCCTTGAGGGCCTTGCTCACCCTGCGGGCCGATGGGGCCAGTGTCGCCCTTGTCGCCTTTCTCGCCTTTGAAGTTACCAGCGGCAATGCCGTCTTTCAGTTCCTGTAAGCTGTCAGCGGCCTTTTTCTGTGCGTCACCGGCAGCTTTCTCGCTGGCAGCGGCCTTTTGTGCGGCTGCTCCTGCCTGCTGCGCTGCAGTCTGCGCGTCGGTCTTGGCCTGCTCTGCGGCGGTGGCATCTTTGTGCACGGCATCCACCAGCTGCTGCCACGCGGGCGAGTCCGGTTCCGGCATAGTGCCGTCCTCTGTGCCGCTGTTGGCGCTGACGCGATATCGCAGGTCGGCGCTGGTCACGGTCTTTGTGCCGTCGCTGCCCTCAAAGGTGATGCAGCCATTGCCGGGCTGGGCGGTCACGCTGGCGGGCACGGCCACATAGCCGTCCGCCACCAACGAAGATACCGGGTCTTTGCCGTCCGGGACGTGCCAGAAGCAGCGGATAGCCAGCCCTTCCCACTCGCCGGTGGCGGTGACGTTGAGCCGGTACACGCCCTTGTTTTTGGTGTAACCAAAGCGCAGCAGCTGCTCATAGCCGGGCACTTTGACCACGCCGGAAGATGCAAGAGATACGCTTAACTCGATCATGGGTTACTCCTTGTTGATAGCAGGATGATTATCTGCCAGTGCCTTCTTCATCAGGCTTACGGCCTTTTCAATCACCGCGTCAAGCACTTCATCCGTGATGATAGGCTTCAGCCATGCAGGGCAGGCCGCACGCAGCGCGTCAAAGACCTGCTTCTTTTTCTTTGCTCCCTGACCGCTGCCCATGATGCTGTCCTCGGCCTTGCACACGAGGTCATAGGCCAGATCTTTGACCAGCTGCTTATAGCCCATGCGGATAGCGCCGACAGCCAAAGCCACAAAGCCGACGATAATAAGAACGATTGCGACGGGGGCGGGGATAAAGTTAAGCATTGCTTCCATGATTTGTTACTCCTTTCAGTAGGTAGTTGTTGATATCGGATTTGCTTTTTTGCATACCTTCGCGGTTATTGCCGGATAGTTGCGAATCCAGAAGATTCTGCACGCCAACAAGGACAAGACGCATTTCTTCATCGATGCCGTCAAAGCGCGTCAAATCGCGTCTAAGGGCCGCGGCGTGCTGCGTGGAAACAGTTTCTACCGCAGCCAGTCGCTTTTCAATGGTGTCAATGCGCTTGTTCTGCGCATCGTCGGGGGCCTGTGCATTTTTGACGTACTTGTGGATGATGTCCAGCACCTTGTCGATGGTGATGACCGCAGCGCACAGACTGCCCAGGATGCCCAGCACCCACAGTAGAGCTTCTTTTTCGGTCATTTGCCCTCCCGGAGACGGGTCAGGCCCTTCTTGCAAATGATCTTCGGGTAGTTGCGTGTGGTCACATTAAGGTCAACGTGACCGGAAATACCAGGCACGCTGCCCTTGCTGGTGTGCTGGTGAGTGTTGTAGGCAAAGGTCACGGCAGGTGTCTTTCCTGTGTAGTCGGCCAGCCACACGTCGTAGGGGCTGAGGGCAGCACCGCCCATATACAGGCGTGTCTTAGCAAAGCTGGTGTAGGTATAGAGCTGGGCATAAAAGCCCATGTCTTCCACCTTTTTCAGGGCGTAGGCTGTCAGGTCGGTCAACGTCTGCTTGCCAAGAGCTCTGAATTTGTTGTCCTCCACGTCCACTGCCACAGGCATTTCCAGCGTCTTGCCACGCAGAGCGTCAGCCAGCAGGGAAAGCTCTGCATCGGCCATTGCCTTGCTGGTGGCGTAGGTGTAGTAATACACGCCCACCGCCAGACCTGCCGCCTTTGCGTTGCGGTAGTTTGCTTCAAAGGTCGGGTCGATGTACAGGCCGTCTGCTCGCTTGGAGAGCCTGCGGTTTGTGCTGACGGTCTTGAGCATGACGCCCTGATAGCCAGCGGCCTTGACCTTCTTCCAGCCCTCCAGTGTAATGCTGCCCTGATACCGGCTTACGTCGATGTAGCGGTAGGGCGGTGCTCCCGTCCACTCGGTCACCTCAGTCACAGATGCCATTGTGTCCTCCTGTTCTACCTGTTCTTCCGCCAAAGCGGCAAAGAAACGGCTCAAAAAGTTAAAAAGTGCGGTCAAAAATGTGTTGTTTATTGCGATCACCCCCCAATGTCCAAGAGTAGGCATTAAGCGCCATGGACGGCCTCCTGCTGGGCCAGCAGCTGGGTCAGCTCCTTGTACTCGGCCTCGGTGATGCGTCCAATGGCGTAGAACACGTCCAGCTTGTCCGCAAGACCAGCGGTCTGTCCGCGCTCGATCAGGCGTTTACAGATACGATACAACATAGTTTTTACCTCATTATGTGGTGGTGTCAGTGGTGGTGTCATCGGTCAGTCCCAGCTCCAGCAGGGCGACGCGGTACTCCTGATCTACCGCCAGGGCGTCCGTGTCCGCCTGCGCGGCCTGCGTCTCGGTCAGCAGCTCGGCCAGCGTAGGGTAGTGGTAGCCGGTGAATACAACCGATACAGTATTCAGCGTATTGGTAAGGGTACATTCAAGCCTTTTTTTGTCGGCCGAAAATAATACTGTGACCGTGAGACTTCCCACGCTAGAAATGTGAGCTTCATATGTCATACCAGGGGTAAGATTAAAATCAGCTTCGTTTACGCGGAGGTTAACGTAATCTACACCGTCCTGAACGTTAATTGTCTCAGTTTTTCTCCTCCCAATCGTTGTTTTTCCGCTCCACACCAGCCGCGCCTCCGACTTGACCGCCACACTGGCCGCGATGGTGTCATACAGCGTCTTGCCGCTCAGGGTGCCGTCCGCAGCGATGTCCAGATAGTCGCCCACCTTCACGCCGCCCAGCTGGTCCGCCGTAGCAGGCGGCAGGGTGTACGGCGTGCCGAACTTGTCGTCGGCCTGGGCTTTGGTATACCTCTGATCCAGGGCGTCGCCGGTCGCCTTTGCGTCAGCCGGTGCGCCCGATACGGTCAGGGTCGTGTCAGTGGACACGATAACCTTTGCGTCGGCGGCACTCTTTGCAGCTGCTTCCTCGCTGACCTTTGCGGCAGATGCACTAGACGCGGCAGCAGTTTCACTGGCCGCTGCTTCTTCGGCACTGGAAGCAGATTCCTCGGCTTTCGATGTCGAAATACCTGCCTGCTCTTGCGCTGCGCTTATGGCGCTTGCAGTGGCGTCTTTGACTGTCTTGGCTGCTGCTGCGGCCTGTGCTGTGGCAGTTGCCGCCGCGTTTGTGGCTGTTTCCGCACTCTGAACAGCTTCTTCCTGCCGCGCGATAACAGCTTCGCCATACTGCTTCACATACTCAAAGCCCTGTGCAAGGGCTTCCCGTACTTCCACGCCGCGTTCTGCATTGCGGACTTCGGAAATTGCTTCGTCAAATGTCTTATCCAATTTATCACCCCTTTGCGGATGCATAGCCCTTCAGCGAGCGGCTCAGGTCATAGGCGTCACTGGCTTTTCGTGCGCTCAGGGCCTGCAAGTCGCTGACGCTGGAGAAATCAATGCCCAGCGTGAATTCTTTTTTGTCCGGCGCGTCCAAAGGCTCCACAATCTTAGAGCACAAAAGCCAGGTGTTCACCCCGTGCGGGTTGGAGTAGATGTGTGTCATCTTGCCAAAGCCAAGGCGGGCGATATCCACGCCGGCATCCTTGAGGTCCACAGCCTTTACCGTGATTCCGTCAAGGTAACGCAAGTTTTTGGACAGCTCCGCGTTGGCGGCATCCAGAAGCGACTGCGTTGTGTTTTCGGTTCCGTCCTGCACAATGACCCGCGCGATGATGCCAAACAGCTTTTGCGCGGTGGCGTCGTTAGCGGTTGCCGTGATGGTGTTGGTTTTCTCCCACAAAAACCAGCCGGATTTCTTTTTTCCGACGGCAATGACGCGGGTGACGATATCCTCTGCTTTGACGTAGCTGCTCAGGTCGAGCAGGTTTGTGCCGAATGCGATGGGCTGCCCGTTTTTCTCCTGCACTTCCTGGACGTAGTCCAGATACCGGGCCCCGTTTTCGTGCCGGACAATCAGATACCCGCCGTATACATCCACAAGCTCATTTTGGATGACATCCCATGTAACGCCAAAATTTCGTCCATCGCCAAAGGTGTACCGTGGCGCAGAATCGTAACGGACAACGGAAAAATCCGGCAAAGCTGCACCGTTGAACAAGACGGCATAGCCGTCTCCCTGCTTTTCGATTTTCCAATTTTTCGAGACCGTGTCTTTGAGATCGTATTCCGTCTCAGGCGGAAAGGATTTTGAGTGCGTAGCGCATGTGATATCCGGCGTAACCGTTCTTTGCGTGGCTTCGTGCGTCTGGCCGTCACCATCCAAGGATAAAGCCACGTTTACGCTCACGGAAAAAAGGCCGTTTCCAGTGCGCCAGATATACCCGTTTATGGAAGAATCTGCATGCTTTTCATTCAGCGTCCAGCTGTACGCAGATGGATCCGGGGCCGTGTCATCATCCGAGTAGCCGACTTCATATTGGCTTACAAGCTGTACGCCGGACGAGGTATAAAGTCCATATTCATACCTGTAATCGCCGTCACTATCCGGAGTACCCGCCATGTATTCCAGTTTCATCACGCAGTTATGCAGCTCTGGCACCACCACGCTGGTGCTCGGAAAGCCAACATTTCCGCAGACAAACGACTTGTATGCGTCCACCATGCCGGTGTGGTTTTCCAGCAGAAACGAAAGAAATTGCTTGATCGTCACGTCTTTGGCTGTATATGGCGCAACAGAGCTGTCGTTGAGGTAGGCCAGCTCTCCCTCGCAAAAGACTTTTTGACGCAGCTTAAAATCCTGCTCATGGCTCATGGGCCTGCCCTCCCAGATGCGCACATCGTCTTGTTCTACGGACACGGTCGTGCGCATTTTTTGCAAAGCTGAGTGGGCCACATTGCCAAGCGGCAGGGTGAATTCCAAGCTACCGGCCTTGCTCACCTCCCGTGTCAGAGTTGGACTGATGAGCTTTTTTGTGTCCGTGTAGTCCGTTGGGTCGTAAATGCAGGTCTTTGTCTTCCACACGTCAACGCCGGTCTGGACGCCCGCATAAACTTTATAGCTCATAAGCTGCCCCCCAGATATCGGATGCTGATGCTGCAATCCGCAGACGCCGCAAAGATGAGAGTACCTACAACGCCATCCGGCATATGCAAGCCCTCAATGTACTGCCACTCTGTAGACTTTGCAAGGATGCCAACCTCAAGGCCATTGAGGGACACCGCAATGTCGGCAGCGTCCTCGCTGCGCTTGAAGTAGATGCCAGCTGCTCTTGGTGCGCCGGTGACAGTTACGGTGATGTCCTCGTTGGCTTTGAGCTGGATATTCGTATAATTGCGGATGATCGCCGTATCAAATACAAGGTCATCCCACAGCCAGTCATCAGAGCCGTCGTATACACTGCGCTTGAAGGGGCTGCAGGTGCCTGTGATGGTGAACGCACTGGAAAGCCGGTCGCGCGTCATGGACACGCTCCACAAGCCCTCCCAGTAGAAAGATGGGTCATTGTCGAACTTACATTGAAGCCATTTGCCATGGATGGCGTTTGCGATCCGGCTGTAAAGGGTCGGCCAGGTTTTTTTGGGCGCCCTGCACAGAAGCTCCATGGTAATGGTGCGCTTTTTGTAGTGTGGCCTGCCGTCCAAAGAACTGGTCAGGTTGAGCAGCGTATCAGAGCCTGGCACCTGTACCAGGTACTCGTCCACCTCCGCGCTGCTGATCTTCGGGCTGCCCACTTTGAGGTACAGACCCCAGTCCGTGAGGGTATGATAATCGCCGATTTTTGCGCCTTGCAATTTTGCCATTATACGCCCCTCGCTTTCCGGGTCACTGCAACGCCGATGTGCAGATCCACATTATTTGCCATACGCGGAGACAAAACGCCGACAAGCTCACCGGAATCCATGACCACCTGACCCTTGCCGATGTCAGGCAGATGCTCGTCCAGCATCCCCTCGATGCGTTCAAGAATGCTGGTCTGCCGGTCAACAATGGACTGCTGGCCGGTGACGCGGTACTGCATCGCAGACCGCGTAGAAAACTCGTTCAGGCTGTCGTACACGCCCACATCGTCAAACGGGCTCTTGTAATTATTGACCGGGTCTTTGCTCTTTTTGTTTTTTGCCCACAGCGCAAGCCCGATGCCGCCAGCTGCAGCGCCCGCAGCGCCAACGCCCAGGATCAGGGCAAGGACGGGGTTCGCTGCCACAAAGGACACGATGCCGCCTAGTTCTCCGCCCACGCCGCCGGAGCTTGCAAGGCCCTGCACGATCTTAGAGAACGCCTTTACAGACGTAGTGGCGCCATCCACTCCGGCAGTAATGCCGTTTGTGAAGATGCTCTGGATAGACCCCAGCGCCTTGCCGATGCCACCGCTGAAGTAGCCCTCATTGACTGCGGTCAGCGCGTCCGCAAGCCACTTAGAGATCACGTCACGCTGTCCTTGCGACACTTCGCCCCAGATTAGATTGACAAAATCCAGCCCAAGACTTGCCCAGTCGCCGTTTTTGGCGTCTTTGAAGGTGTTCTTTACCAGCCCGAAAATGCCTTTATCCAACTGGCCGGAAGCCTCGCTCAGCTGCTGGTCAATGCGGCTCTGGGTACCCTTTACGCTCTTGTCGATAAGAGTAGAGGTCTCGTTCACCTTATCTTCGATTCCGTCGATGTAGGTGATGATCTTCTCGTAGGTCTCCGCGCCGTTCTCGCCGATGCGCTGGCCGGTCTCTGTGACGGTCTTCTTGATATGTTCGCTGCCGTCCGCGTACTTTTCCACCGCCTGCTGCACCTTTGTGGTGGTGCCGTCAAAGGTGGTTTCCGAGACGTTGGTAAAGGTGCCCAACAGCGTTTTTGACATGTCGTCATAGGTCTTTGTGACCTTTGTGACCGTGCCGTTGACTTTGGTCTCGACCTGCTTAAAGGTCGTGGCAACACCGTTCACCATCTCCTTGCCGGTCGTGGTGGTGGTCTCGGTGATGCGGTCTTTGATTTTGCCGGAGCTGTCCTTTACCTTCTCGGTAAGAGTCTGGATGCTAGTGGTTACAGTGCCCAGCTCGTTCTGTGCGGTGGTCGTGGCAGTGCTGGAGATGGACGAAATGACCGTTTCGGTGGTGGATTTTTTACCTGTGGATTTTTTCTTGGTTGTGCCGGACGGGCTTGTGGTGATGCTGCTTCCACCGTCACCGATTGCTGCAGCAAGCTCTGCCTGACGTTCAGACCAGCTCTTATTACTGACGCTTGTGCCGTTCAGGGCGTTTTGCCGAAGGCGGTTTCGGTTATTCTGCTTTTGGGTATCTGTCCGGTAATCGTCATAGCTTGTGTAGTCTGCATAAGCGTCTTTTCCAAGCGCCTTGTTCAGCCAATAGCTAGCCTTGTCTAAAGCAGTCACCGCAGCATTGCCAAGCTCAACAAATTTGTTCTTGATGCTTGTAATCGGGCCGCTCAGACCAGTAATCGCCCCAGCCAGGCCAAGCCACCCGTCGGTTTTGTAGGCTTCATGTGCTGCGACGAGCATGTCGTTCAGATTGCCGATTACAACGCCGACGCCGCTGGATAAATCGCCGGTCAGCAATCCCGCCAGCTGCTTTACATTGTCCTTCAGAGTAGACACGCGGCCATTCATGGTCTGGCTCTGGGTGTCCATGCTGTTGTAGTAACGCCCGCCCTCTTCGGATGCAGCCTGCAAAGCCTGCGTCAGCAGATCATAACTGATGGTCATGTTCTGCACTTCGGTGGTGGATTTGCCTGTGTAGTCGGCCAGAATGCCGTACACGTCGATGCCAGCATAAGCAAACTGCTTGATATCGGCCGTTGTAGCCTTGCCGGTGTTGGCGATCTGCTGCAGGTTCTGGGACATGCGGTTCAGCTCGTCGTTTCCGCCACCTGTCGCAGAGACTGCGTCGCCCAGTGCCATGATGGTATTGCGGGCATAGGAAGCGTTCTCGCCTGCAGAGATCAAGTATTGGTTTGCCTTTGTCAGGGACTCGACATCAAACGGGGTTTTTGCCGCGTCTTCCTGGATCTGGCTCATGACCTGCTGGGCGGCTTCCGCGCTGCCCAACATATTGGTAAAGCCGGTGGTGTATTTCTCGATCTGGGCGTTGTACTCGATGCCGGAAGAGATGAACCCCTCTGCAGCACTGAGTGCAGCGGCGTAAAGCTTCGAGAAGATGCCCGCCATGATCGTGCCCTGCGCAATGGCACCGGCCAGAGACTTGCTGGACGCTTTATCCGTGGAGCTGGCAAAGCCCTCCATGCCGTTGCTTGCAGCTTTCAGCGCGGTCGTGGTTGCCCTGAGCTGCGCTTCTGCCTGCGACAACATGGTCTTGAGATTTTTGGTCTCAGAGGACGCTTTGCCGGTCTTGCCCACCGATTCGTTGTAACGTCTGGTCAGCTCCACTACGGCCTTTGCGGCCTTGCTGTACTCTCCTGACAGCGAAGAAACGGTCTTTTTTGTCTCAGATTGCACATTCTGGATGCCCTGCCGGTAGGCGCTGTCGTCCAGCCCGAGGGTGGCGCTCAATTCAAAAAGTTTCAGGTTCCATCACCCCCGTTCAAGCCATTTTTAATGCGTGCTATCACTTCATCAGCGGACGGCTGGGGCGGCTGTGGGCGGTTTTCCACAAGCCCGGCCACCATGTCGTACCATCGTTCTTCCGCGCCTATAAGGTACGCCAGAGCGTCCGTCATGTACGCCTGATAGCTAAGCGTGATGTGCTCTTGCCGCAAAGTGTTCAGGCAGTGCTGCAAAATGTACGGCCTGCCAAACAGCCGCAGCGCGTCCGGGCTGATGGAAGAAATCAGGCGTCTGTACCCGCCAGCACCAACGGCAGACACCAGAGCAAAAAATCCATCACATCATCGTTGTTCAGCAGCTCTTTCACCGCGCGCATCTTCTTGAACGGGCCAATGTTTTCAACCACCCCGTTTTCATCCACGTCCGGCTCATAGAGCAGCGGAAGCAGCTTTGCGGTGGCAGCGGCATTGTCGAACAGCAAGCTTTTTGCCATAGCCTGGATGTTCTTTTTTGCCTGCTCCTTCTTCTTCTGTTCCAGCTCCTCCGGCGTTTCCTCGCCGGTCAGGACCGGCAGAACCTTGCGCAGCTCCATGATCTTGGATTTTTCCAAGACCTCCTCCGCCACATCGGCGATCTGCCAGCAGTGGCGGAGAAACTCTTCATCGGGCAGCTCTGTCAAAAATTTCATACGATTTCCTCCTTATGCTGTGGCCTTGGGGCTGTAGTACCACTCCATGGGCACCACGTCACTGCCCAGACGGGGGCAGCCGGTCAGGGTGACCGCAATGTTGCCCTTGCCTTTGTCGGTGGTCTTGAGGGTCAAACCGCCGGTGGAGAGTGCGTTCATCAGACGTACAGCCACATAGCCACCGTCAATGGTGTCGCCGACCCACCAGATGTCCTTAAAGTCACCGGTGCTTTCCGTCGGATCCAGCGTCATGCGGGGCGTGACCTTCTTTTCTGCCACATCGGCTGCACCAAGTGCCAGCTTGATAACGTCCGTTGTGGCATTCAGGGCCGTAAAGGCCAGCGTGCAGTCGTAGTCCTCGATCTGCATCAGCTCTGCGGTGTTCTTCTGGGCGTTGTCCACGTCCTCGCCCAGATCCGTGAAGTTTGCCTTGCAGGTCGCAGTGATGCCGCCGGTGGTGGCAGTGATGATGTCTGCATCCTGGATCTCGGTCGTGCCGGACGGGTCAAACTTGTTGACCACAATTCCGGCATTGAACTGCATGGACTTGAACGCTTCCTGCGAAATTTTGGAAAATTTTCTTGCCATATTGCTCCTTACTCGCAAAATTGCGTGATTTCAAAATTGAGATATTCGCACAGATACCCTTCAGGCGGGTTGTCGAGGGGCTGTGCCCACGGGGTGCCTTTTTGCAAAAGAATAGCGCCGCCCTCGCAGGAAAGCGTTATGCTGTCCTCGAGGACCGCGCTGATCGTATCTTCGGTTTGCAGGATGGGGGCTCTGCCGCCCTTGCTGGGGTACCACAGCCGGGCGTGGAAGGATGCCGTTTCGTTCCACCCTCCGGGGATAGTGGGTTTGTAGGTCAGGTAGGGCAGTGAAGCGGCGGGAGGGATGTTATCTTCCAGATAGCCCGGGATTCCAAAGCCGTTGAAAAACGTGTTCAGCGCCCGGTTGATGCTCTCAGACGGGCCCATCACGGCAGCACCGCCTTTTTGCACTTGACGGCCCGCAGTCCCATGCCGGATTCCGGCGGGGCGTTGCCCTCATCGGCTGCGCTCGTCACCTGAAAGGTCTGCCCGTCGCTTGCCCGCTTGATGTAGTCCGGGAAAGCCAGCGGCACTCCCGTGTTGACCAGAAGGGTATAGGTAGATGCCGTGTCAGCCTGCTCTGCCACCTGAGCTTCCACGGTGGTGTCGTGGCGCTCCACGGCCTCAAACTCCGGGCCGTCCTGCCAGCCGGACACAAAGCCGCCCACGCCGTCCGGCTCATAGCTGCGGGTCTGAAAGCGGTATTTTTTGGTAAAGCCCTGCATCACGGTGGATGCAGTGAACGGATTGACCATGTCACATCTTCCTCCACTGATTGATCTCGGATTTATAGCGGGTCTTGCCGTCTGCAGGCAGGCCGTCCTTGCCTGTAGCCATCGTGCCGGACCACCCGGCAAAGGACTGGGACACATACACGCCACCGGCCGGGAGCGCCTTGTCGTATGCGTCGATTTTTTCAGCCAGCTCCACAAAATCAGGCGGCACGCGCATAGGCTGCACCGTCCCGGTGAAGGTCTCGGCAGTCAGATCGCCGTCCCCGGCCTTGTGCACGCCGTCATTGAAGATGGATCCGCACACGAGGAAATACTGCCCCGGCACTACCCCGGAGGGCACGGTGTCCGGCTCAAAGGCAAACTCGCCTGCAATGGGGTCGTCTGCCCGGTCAAAGAAATTGTGCGTGTAGGCGCACAGCTCAGGGACGGTCATGCAAAGTCACCCCCTTGCAGGTTAGACCGATTCACCCGGGGTAATGGTCTCGACAGCGATACCGTCCAGATACTCAGCAAACAGGGTCACGCCCATAATGGCGTAGCTCTCGGAGGTTGCGGTGCTGTAGTTTGCCTGAGTGTGGAAGCCGATGAGGTTGCTTGCCTCGCCTGCGGTCCGGTAGACCAGACCTGCGCGGGCAAACTCGCTATCCGCAGGATCCACATAGTACATGACGATGTTGTCTACCGGGGTGGCAATAACCTTTCCCTTCGCGATCTCGCTGTCGGACAGCAGGAAGATGGTGTTGTAGCCCATGAAGTCCTTGATGTACTGGAAGCCGAACTGGTTCTGCACGGTGATATTGGCATTGCCCAGATAGTCGTACACGTCCATCACGTTGACAAAGCCAACAACACCGGTCACGGTGCGATGCATGGTCTTGAACTTGTTCTCGACCGCGCCCTTGGCATGTGCCAGCGCCATCTGGAAGGTCTTGGGAGTGCCCTTCAGGGTGCCGGTGTTCAGGAACTTGTAGAACTTATCCGTTACCAGAGCGGTCAGGTCGTACAGGAACTCATCATCGGTCTTCTGCACGGCGACATCGTAGCCGTAATCCTGGATTGCCTCAAGGGTGACAGACTTGCCGTACTTGTCGATGATGATCTTGCCGTACTCCTTCTCCTTGACGGTGTACTTGCTGAACGGGATCTCTTCGCCCTCGCCCACGGTGCCGCTCTGCAGGGTGCCCTGTGCATACTTGCTCTTGAGCACGGTGCCAGGCTGCATCCGGATGGGGCGCATGATGCCCAGAATGGTGCGCAGATGGTCCCAGTTGCGCTGGAAGCGGGTCACAAAGTCGATTTCACGCGCGGCTACGGTGATATCGGTGGTCATGGTGATACCTTCTTTTGCTGCCATATGTTATTCCTTTCCGCCGCCTGTAAACAGGTCGGCATTTGCAGCAATCGCGGCCTGGCGTTCGCCAGCGTCCTTGATTGCAAAAATTTGGTCTTTGGTCATTTTGGAGCCGGTGTTGGTGGGCGGGTTGTCCACCTTCGCGCCGGTGGTGGTCGTAGTGCCTACGAAGTCGCTCCAATCAGCTTTCAGGCTGTCGGCGTGCTTCTTGGCGTCCTTGACGTTGCCCTTATCGTCCAGCTCCAGCTTGTCGATATCCTCGCCAGACAGCCGCACGACCCGATCAGCATACTTGTCCAGCACCCCGGCGGACTTCAGCAACTCCCGGAACTTGGCTTCCTTTGCTGCGTGGGTGTCCTTCTGGGTCTGCTGGGCCTTGTAGTCAGTCAAAGCCTTTTCTGCGGCCTGCTTGCCGCCGTTGGCCTCGTCCCGCTCTTTCTCGGCCTTGGCGGTCGCGGCCTTGGCGTCATCCAGCTGGTTCTGAAGAGCATCCGTTTCGGTGTGCAGCATGTCCAGAATCTTCTTCATCTTGCCGCTGACGTCCACGGTCTCATCCTCCAGAATCGCGCGGAGGTCTTTTCTCTCAAGTGCCATGTGATAGTCCTTTCTGCCCTTGCTCGGGCTGCCATGCTTGGCAATAAGGTTTATTTGCCGGACGTGCTGCCGGTGTGGTGCCGCTTGCAGGAATCGAACCCGCAACTACCCGGTTATGAGCCGGGAGCACTGCCAGTTGTGCGAAAACGGCATAAAAAAGCGGCTGACGCTGTGCGCCAACCGCTGAATATTGAATTTTAGAGGTAGAGCTGAAAATCTGTATCGTCAGGCTCAGAAGCAGGAAGGTACAGCAAAATTTTGATTTTTGCTCCGTTTCCATACGCAACATCGCAAATTTTTTGAAGTTCTTTTCGTGCCGTTCTTCCCTTGCAAAGCAACTCACCAACAGCATCAAGTTCTTTTTCTCGCTTGTTTTTTGCTCTCACCATTTCGGCCTTGATGACTTCCACCTCTTCGGCGGCTTTGTGATATGCTTCATCAGCTTCCATCTGCCTTTTCGCAGCAGCTTCAAGCCTTTCGCTCAAAAATTCAAGTTCTGTCATGCTTTTATACCTCCCTGTTTCCTTCCTCTACTGCAATCTCTTGCAGTTCTTTGATGTGATCTTCCACCGCCGGGCGCAGGAATGGGCGGGGAGCCATGCCCCGGGTAAAGTGCCACTTGCCGTTGAAGTCCTTCCAGACCCACGGCGTTTTTCGTCCGTTGCCCTTCTCGGCAAAGATGCCTGTGCCCAGCTCAACGTATACGCTGTAAAACAGGTTCGACCCGATGGTCACGGTCTTTTTTGCAAGGTCTACGGCGTAGGTCAGGCTCTGCTTGAGCGCGCCGCCCACGTAGCCCTCTATGCCGGTGCTTTCTTCCGTGCCGGTAGGTACAAGCAGCTGGGCATAGTCCTGTACTTTCATGCCCCAGAGGGTAAGCACCCGCTCCGACCATGAATCCAGAGCTTCATGCAGCCGCGGGGTGTTGTCGGTGAATTTGATGTCGTAGTTGAAATTCATGCTATACTCCATGTATAACAAAACCCCGCCCCGGTGTGGGGCAGGGTCGGTGATTCAGTTACAGGTACAGCAGCCGGAAGGTCTCACGGCCTTTGGGAGTGATAAGCGTCTGCACGCCGCTCCACTGGGTCTTGTCATTCTTGGCTTCCTTGATCTCAAACAAGCCGTTGTTCTTGTCCTCTCGGGGCAGCAGCTTGCCTTTCTGGTCACGGTAAAGGAATTTCTTTTCCAGCAGCCATGCCACAAAGGCTTTGGGCTTGATGCCAAGCTCCTTGGCTGTCTCCCGGAAATTGGTCAACAGGTTGCGGTCAACCAGCTCGTCAAAGTATTCTGCTTTGGGCTGCATGATCTGTTTCTCCACGGTGAGCTGGCTGTTCTGCACGGTCAGCTCCGAGATCCGGGCTTCCCGCTCTGCAAGGGTCTTGTTGGCCACAAGCAGCGCCTTTGCCATCAGCTCCTCCGGGGTGAGCTGCTCCTGCCCGGCGATGTAACCGCCATTCTTGCGGATGGACGGCAGCACCTCGGACGTGACCCACTTGCGGAAGGGCTTTGCCTCCGGCTTGTCGCTGCGCAGGATGACGTTGTACAGGCCGGACTCGTTGACGCAAACCATTTCGATGGTCTTTTCGGGGTTCTGGGGGTGGGGGAGGTCAAACCTACCCACCTCATCAGGGTCAAGTCGCTCCTGAACGTCTCTCTGGTTGATGATGTTCAGCGTGCTGCACACGTCCTTCAGGACGAACCACGGATCGCCGTTCAGTTCCACGGTGCGAACTTCGTTGTTCTGGTAGTTGAAAATCTGAATGTTAGACATGAGAAATCTCCTTCATACTCTCGTCGATTGTGTTGTTGACTTCTTTTTCCAGCCCGCTGATTGCGCCGAACAAGGCGCACAGGATGGAATCATACATGGGGGCTTCATCCCATAGGCGGGAAACGTCACGCTCACTGCGCGGGCGGTTGATGTCGTCCGTCTTGTGGGTCTCCTCAAACCAGTTTGAGAAAACGTTCAACAGGTTGCGCATTGTCTGAAGCTCGGCAGAAACCATGTCCAACTCAAAATCTGCTCTTGTGATTTTTCTTACTTGCATCGTCATGACCTCACATTCTACTTGACAAATCGGTTATAAAAAAATAAAATGGAGGTGCAAGGGGCTTTTGTGGTTATTGGTCTCTGGCGTTTAGCGGTTCAGCGTTCCAGCGCTGGCCGCTTTTTTATATGCGTCAAACCGTGCCAACTGCTCGGCTCTGGTGAGCTTTGCAAACTCCTTGCTAGTCACGGAGCATCACCTCCCGGTATTTGCTCCCTTGCACCTCTGACCTCCTTTCAATGCAAGTATTATATCACTAGATTCGAGTGATTTCTATTGACGTTTTCACTAATTTCAAGTGTTTATTCTTGTGATATTTTCACTTGTTTTTAGTGACAGCGTAATATATAATAGATGTAGAAAAAAGGAGGGATTGTGAATGCCTATCAAGTACAAAATCGAAATTTTGCCAGCACTTAAAGCGATCGGCTATACTCAGACACGGATTCGAGAAGAAAAGCTCATCGGGCAAGCCACCTTGTCTCAGCTGAGAAGAGGCGAACTTGTCAGCTGGGCCACCATCGAAACGCTCTGCCGACTGCTGGAATGTCAGCCCGGCGATATACTGGAATATATCCCGGATGACCCGAACAAGCCACAAGCGGACGATGAAACCGATGCCCTGCGTGCGGCTCTGCTCAACCAAATCAAAGGTCTGTGACCTTTAGGCCCTGCCGGGAGGCAGGGTTTTATTTTTATGCTTCATTTTCGCTCCTTCTTCCTCTTGCGCTCTTCCGCCCACCACATCTGTTCTGCTTCCGTGCCGCCCTTGGATTTATACCACTCGGTGTAATCCATGACGGGGGTGGTTTCTTTGGTCACATTGTCCCGCTGCATGGCGTTCTGCCGGGGATACTTGCCCAGAGCAGAGGACAGCACACAGCGGCAGTGGTAGACCATCTCCGGGGCCGCGTTGGGGTCTCCGGGGCGCTGAATCTCGTAGCCCATGACCTTGAACGGCTCGTCAAGCTCTGCCGTCTGCTGGTCAAGCAGGCGGTGCATCTCACGGGTGCGGTAGTCGTGGGTGGAGTTCCAGCGCTTTTTGACCTCGATGCCCAAAGCCTGGGCGTTGTGCATCTGCTGCAATGCCCCGGCGTTCTGGGCGCTGGTAATGGCTGTGATGGCGTTGTTCATGGCCCAGTGAATCTCCGTGTCTGCCATGCCGTTTACGGCCTGCACGGCGATGTCGTGGACGCTCTTACCCTGCACGATGCCCTGCATGACGTAGCGATTGAACACCCGGGCGTCATAGGTGCGGTTGCTCTCGCTCTTGATGCGCTTGTTTGGCACCAGCTTGGGGTTTTCCTTCAGCAGCAGCTTGACTGCTTCGGTATTGTACAGGGTCAGCCCGAACGTCACGCCTGCGGCCTGTTCCAGCTCGTAGAAAGCCCAGTTTGCGCCAAAGGAAAAGATATTGTATTGCTCATCCCGGGCCAGCTTGTAGGCCGTCTGCTGGGCTGTGGTGCAGGTCTGCGTGATGCCGTCCAGCTTGGCGTGCATCAAATCGGACTGAAAGACCTGATTTTGCAGCCAGATGCGGTAATCGTCCTCGGAGATCTCGCCCGCATCCAGCTGCGCCCGCTTGCGCTCGTCCAGTTGCTTATATTTTGTAAGAAACTCGGTCAGCTGCTCCTGCATCTCCCGGCGGGCAGTGCCGTACACCCGGAGGATACGGCGGCGCAGGCGGTTCAGCTGCCGGGTGGAAATGCGGTCACGGTCGGTCATAAGCCAATCGCCTGCGCAACGGCCAGAAAGCACCCAGCCACAACGGCAAAATCAGCGACAAAAAGCATCACATCGATCAATCTTCCCAGAGGATCATAAATTTTGCCGGGTTTTTTCATCGGTGTCTTCCTCCTCGTCCACGGTCTCCCGCTCTGCACTCTCAGCCATCAGGGACGCCCGAGCCTTTTCTTTTTGCTCCGGGGTCAGGTTTGGCAGTAGGTCAATGGCCATGTCCTGCCCAATGATGGGTGCCTCGGAAATCACCGTTGCCACCTGCTCTGCGGTGTTCACAATCCGGTTCCGGTTGAACGTCGGCGTTGCGCTGCCAAAGCCAGCCAGCGCACAGATTTGACGAACAAAAGGCTTGATCTGTGCCTCGAAGTCGTCTGCGTTCTGGTTCAGGGGCTCATAGGCCGCATCCAGATGGTCGTTGGTGCTGTTTGCGCTGACGCAATGCACGTCCAGACCGCCGAAATCCTCATAGACCCGGGTGTGCAGCAGTTCCAGCAGGGCCTGCCGGGCAGTCACCGGCACCTCGCTGGTGTATGGGGTGATCTTGCCGCCCTCGCTGGTGTCCGCCCCGGCGATGTGGTACAGGTTCAGCTTCGCAAGGAACTCCTGCAGCTCATCATCGGTCATGCCGTTGAAGTTTTCGCACAGCCAGTAGATCTGTGCGCAATCCTGCAAGTCGCTGCAGAAGCCGGACGTCACCAGATCGGTGTTGTCGATGTAGGCTTTCAGGCCTACGAGGGTGCTTTGATGCAGGTCGGAGCCCCACAGCGGAACTACGGGCAGGCTGCTGTAGTTTTCCCCCTCCACGCTTTCCAGCCCGCCGCCTGGAGTGGAGACGGTCACGCTCTTGTATGCCTGCTTCGGGGCTGTCTCCTGCATAGTGTTGCCGATCCTGCTTTCCGTGTACTCTGTGTAGCCGTCCTCTTCGTACAGGACATAGTGCATATCCGTGTCCGGGTTCAGCCGCCAGAACCGCACCCCGGCCCGCATAGAGCCGGTGGTCTCATCGTACAGGGGCGCAAACTCGGTCAGTTTGAACACCACCAGATGGTCGTTGTTCCAGAAGCCAAAGCTCTCACCGTGGATCAGGGCAAAATATCCGGCCTTCTGGATCTGCTCGTCAAATTCAGCCCCCAGTTTTCCTTTGTCCACGTCCTTATCCGCAAAGGTGACGCCGTTTCCCAGGGAGTAGGTGGCACGCTGCTTGTTGAGCCGCCGGAACAGATTGCTCTTGACCATATCGGGCCGTGGAACATCCTGCCGCGTGTTCTTGGAAAGGCGCTTCAGCATAAAGGCGTAGGCTTGGGAAAAGCGTTCCGCGCCCGGGTTTTTCTGAGCGTCGTACAGGTCAGCGTCCAGCGCCATCCTGTAAGGGCCGGAAGCACAGTGCTGCTGCACGAACCGCCGGACAAAATCAGCCTGTTCCCCGGCGACTTGCGCCTGCTGAAAGGTCTGGAATGTGTATACAGTGCTCAAAATCAATCCCTCAGTTTCACAAGGCGCTTCGTGCGCACAAAATATCGGATGGCGTCCATGCAGTGGTCGTTGACCTTCAGCACGGCGTCGTCTTTATCTGGGTCCCAAGCATATACGCCGAACTCTTCCAGCGTGTGCTTGCAGTCTTTGCAGATCTTCAGCCGCCCGGTCTGCAGCATGGTCTGTACGTCCAGAATACCGCTCAGAACGTCGTTGTTTGCCGGGTTCTGGGTAAAGCCATTCTTGCGCAGTTCCGTAATCAGGGGCAGGGCAGAGGGGTCCACGATGACCCGCTCCGGCTTCAGGCCGTCCAGCCACGCTTTGAGATCTGTGACGTACTCGCCCACGGTCTTTTGCCGCTTCTGCTCTCGCCCGCTGTAGTAATACTCCCTGGTGACGATCCAGCAGTCTGCATCGGCCTGTTTTTGGAGCAGCAGGAACACCGTTGCGTTCTGGGTGCCGAAGTCGCACGCCACATAGGCGCTCTTCGGGGACAGCTCGGGCAGCACGTCAATGACGTGTTTTTTGGGGTCGAACATGTCATATACAAGTCCCTCTGCCACCGTCCACAGGCCCAGAATGTAGCGCTGGTAGAAAACGCCGCTGTACTGGCTGCGGTATCTGGCCTTGATTTCCTCGGAGAGCGACAAGTTGTCGTCCATCGTAAAGTGGAGGTACATCATCTTGCGGGAACGGCATTTCCGCACCCACTCAAGATAAAACCAATGCTGTGGGCTGCCCGGGTTGCAGTTGAACCAGAATTTTGACCCGGTGACGGAGCAGCGGGCAGTGGCCTGATTGACAAAGCTCTGCGGCATCAGCGCCACCTCGTCAAAGAATGCCCCAGCCAGCGTGATGCCCTGGATCAGGTCTTGGCTGCTCTCGTCTTTGCCGCCGAAAAAGTAAAACTCGTTGGATTTGCCGCCTTTGCTGACGGTCATGAAATTTTCTGCCCGATGCTCTTTGACATTGTAGCCACGGGCTGCAAGCTGCTGCTTGAGCGTGCCAAGCACGTTTCGCCGGAAGCTGGCAATGGTCTTGCCGCACATGGCAAACTGCTGGCCGCTGTAGCAGGTCATGGCCCACTGGACAAAAGAAAAGCTCATGGCAAAGGTCTTGCCCGAGCGGATAGCGCCATCGGCAATGATGCCGTTGTAGCCGCTGTATGCGCTCTGCGGTGTCCACCAGCTAAGAACCTGTTTCTGCCGCTGGCTGAGGGCTTTCCAGCGAAAGCCGTTACTTTTCCGCATTGTCGTCCTCTTCCTTTGGCAGAAGATCCACATCGTCAGGCGGGCTGAGGTCTGCGGCGGCATTCAGGGCCTCCACAAGGCCATCGTCCGGGACTTCTATGCTATTCTGGTCTCCCAGCATGGCAAACTTGTCCACGATGGTGCCAAACGCCGTTGACAGCTGCGGCAGTGTTGCTTCCGCGATCTTGTCCGGGTCGGCCATCGCTTTCAGGTACAGCCCGAGAAGCTCTTGTGCTTCTCCTTGCTTGCTCTCCATGTAAGAAAGCATGTCCTTCGAGTTTTCCCGTTTTTTTTGTGCACACAAGCGCGCACTCTCCGGGTCTTCCTTTACGACTTTCTTAACGGTCGCGTCCGAAACGTCATTCAGCTTTGCGGCTGCACGGTAGCTTTGGAGCTGCACATAGTCCGCAACGATCTTCTTTTTTTGCTTATCTGTCAGCCGCCGTGCGCCCACCGCCACCACCTCTCTAAACTCATACAAAAGAAAAACCGCCCGGAAACCCGAACGGTCAAAATATCGAATGTGCCGCTTGCAGGAATCGAACCCGCTACCCCCGGATTAAAAGTCCGGTGCTCTGCCAGACTGAGCTAAAGCGGCATAAGAAAAACCAGCTTTGCTGCATGGAGCTCATCATGCAAAAAGCTGGTTTTTAATCGTATTGTATCAGCAGCGGTTAATCCGCACGGATAGCAGGCCGTGCTCCTTGGATACAGCCACGGCCTCCGATCTCTGCCCGAGGCTCGCGTTTTGTGTGGTCTGCACGGAAACCGAAACGCCGCGCATAGCGCACAAAGTGGTTTTCTTTGTTGCTGATCGGTAAGGCCGAGAGGATAAGGCCAGCGCCGAGACGTGTCAAAAACCTTGCCATGTCGCAAATCAGTTCTTTCAAGCGCTCAAACATTTGTATGCCTCCTCTCCAAAAGTGTCCACTGCGGACACTCTAAAATCACGCTAGCCGCCAGCTGGATTTGAACCAGCACCCACGGAACGGATGTGCGCAGTGGCTGGCTGTGCAGTGATGTTCCCGTGGTGTCGCCAACGTTGTCCCGCTTTAAATGGGCGGCGCTCTTCCAGTTGAGCTATGACGGCATATAAGCAGCGCCCCGCATTCAGTTGCGTTGGACAGGCGTCAAACGGTGGGTGCTGCTGCATCTGAAACTTACGCGGTCAGATGCCCCGCGTGCTGCGCGGCCCCCTCACAGGGCACGCAGATGGCATTCCCGGCAGGACTTAAACCTGCAGCCTGCGGTTTTGGAGACCGCTGTTCCATCACTTGAACTACGGGAATATAAAAAGCCGCCCTTGGAATCGAACCAGCCGTGTCTACACACACGCGCCGCGCTCCAAATTGCGCTCAGGCGGCCATATAAAAACAGCTCCGGTTCTCCGCCGGGGCTGTTGGTTGGCGCACATCCTGTCAGGAAAGCTACACCTTGGCAAGGATTCTAAGGCCTTTTCTTGGCACGGGAGGTTGCACGTGCGGCCTTGCGGGTTGTCTAGTCCATGCGCCATACGGTGCGATACGGCGGAATCGAACCGCCTCCTGTCTCTCATGAGCGGCAGCCTGCCTTTGTGTCAGTGTATCGCATAGAAGCAGTCCGCGAAACGGTGAAGGGGAGCGGGGCAAAGCATGAAACCCGCCGGGAAGGCCGTTCCGGAGACTGCGTGCATCGGTTTGCCTTTTCGGCTTTGCCGATGGTACCATGATAAGCCTTGAGCCGATTAGAAGTAAATCCCAAGGCATGTAAAAATAAACCGCAGTTTTGTTGTGTAAAATGTACAAATCACCCGAGATTCAGTTCCGTGGTGATCTCAGCCAGCTGCTCAAGTCCGTCAGAAACCGCCTGAGAGACCTGGCACGGCTTTGAATAGCCCACGATCCGGGCAATTTCTGCCTGCCTTTTTCCTTCCACAAAATACAGGATCAGGCAGCGGCTGCGCTTGATGGACGCCGGGTCTGCATGGAGCATGTAGGCCACTTCAATGGCTTTCTTCTGCATCTCGGCATACTGGCATTTCAGCTCGTGCAGATGCTGCTCGGCATCCATGGCGGCGTCGCTGTTCCGGCCTACCTTGTCGCTGGTTCCGGAGCGGCCGGGTGCGCCGGAAGTCCCGGATGTGGTTGAGGTGGCTGCGTTTTTCAGACTTGAGATACGTTCCTGCTGCTGGCGAATCAGCGCCCGCATTTTCGGCAGGCGCTCGAACCAGTCCCGCAGCTCTTTCACATTGCTGGCTTCGCCCGGCTTGGGTGCATCACTCTCAGGTATCCATGTAATGGTCATTATTACTCCTTTCTTCAAAATCGCAACAATATTCGGGCGGATTTATGTATCCTTCGTCTTTGTCACCGCTCTGGCAGATATAGTGATATCCGGATTCTGACGCCCCAAATTTTTGCTTTAAGAATACGCACCGGTCGCAAAGGCAAGGTTTGTTTCGGTTGAGCCACCGCTTGAAATATTCAATTGGGTTGCCATCGCTAAGAATAAACCAGATGAAAAGCCCTGCAAGTGTTGCCATGAGCAGCGTGCTTGCAACGTCAAATAGCATATCAAGCATTTTATCTCTCCATTTCTTCAATCTCGATTTCCACTCTTGGGTTCTTCCGGTCGAGCTCCACCCGGCTGCCGTCGTGGGCGGCGACGATGCGGCTGTTGTCGTCCTCCAGCACCCGGGCTTTTACCAGGATGTCCGTGGTCGCCTCGATGAGGTTTGCCAGATCGACCCGGCGGGCGGTCTTCATGTAGTACACGCACCGCACGTTCACACGGGCAGAGATTGGGCTACGTGGCCTTTTGATTTGTCGCAGGCAGTCCGTCTCATAATCCACATAAACCTTGCTGGGGGCCACGAATGGGGTCCCGGAGCGTGTGCGGAGAATGCGTGCGGAATTTTTCTTGGTGCGTGGGTCGCCGTAGAGGGTCAGCTTCATCTGCCTTCCTCCACATAGTACCAGCTTTGGGGCGGGCGTTCGATTCCGAATGCTTCTCCCCGGCAAATTAGCTTTTCCGCGTCCCATCTGCGGCAGGTGCAACAGTCTCCGCGATGCGTACAGGGTTGTATCGCCCAGAAATCTTTAAGCTTTACTGGCTTATCATAAATTTTCAGGTCAGAAATGTGCCAGCCGTATCCGTCACCGCCCTTGAGATACTTTTTAGCCTGCGCTTCGGTCAAGCAAGCCGCTTGAAGCAGTGCATCTGCCGGTTTATACCACCCGTCCAATGTCAAAATGTTTATGTCCATCATCGTTCCGATGTGGACGAGCTTGTCGATTTTTTCACAGGTGAACTGGCCAATTACTTTGCCGTCCATTTTCTGCACGCCCGCCTTGGGCAATTTCATGACCAAGCCATCGTGACCGGTGCAGTAGATGTACGCCTTGAACGGTGTTTCCAGTGTCGGGCGATTCTTGCGCACCTCCACGGTTTTCATCCCGCTCCAAATCAGCTTGCACCAGTTGGGCCGAATGCTCAAAAGGACTGCTTTCATAGTTTCCCTCCAATCAGGTCGTCACGGTTTTCATTTTTACCCCCACTGTTTAGCCATTGCTTTTGCAATGCCTGGAAAAGTTTTGCTACGTTCTTTTGAGTGGCCGCGTCCCATCCAATGATTCTTTTCTCGCAATTTTGGTGGCAACGTCGTCATGTAGTCGTACACGTTGTCAGTTTCCTCAAGGATAGGAAGATTTTTAATCCACAGGCAAGTTTTCTTTTGCTCCGGGTGTCCAAACTGCCAAGGATTGATAATCTGATCCGGCTTTCGGTATAGCGTAGACATCACGCACACAGGATTTTCAACCGCTATATGCGGGACATCCGCTTCAATAAATTTCATAAAGAATGCAGCAGCTTCATAGCGTAAGCTGAGTGGTTTTTTCCCCTCCGTGAACCACCGCGCACCAGAAACAGCTAGGTGTGTGCAAGGCGGGTGTGCAATGAGCAAGTCCCACTTGCCAACGTCATGCGTTACGCCGTCCATCGTCACGACTTGCCCCCCCTCCAGAGCCTTGAGCGCATCTCCGAGAATATGCCATTCAGGATGCCCGCCGGACGGCTCCTGAATGTCGCAGGAGTAGGCTTCGTGACCCTTGGCGCGGAACGCCTTGCACACTTCCTGCGATTCCTCGCAGGCAATCAGCACTTTCACCGTTTTCTTCCTCCCATCCATCCTTCTTTGTTGAAATCGTTACGGCTGATCCGCTCCGCCGCGTGGTTACCGTTGGTGTAGATGCGCTGCGCTTTCAGCTGACGCTTGTACTCGGCGTACTTCGGGCAGCTGTCGTGACATACTGGGTGACGTTCCGGGCAGTCCTTACATGTCGGGTTCGTCATTGGGATTCGACCTCCATTCTCTTGGCCTGAATATCCGTATACTCTGGGTAGTGGTCGCCCGCCATCTGGCAGGCCCTGAATTCTGCCGCCTGCGGGCTGGAAGCCGTCATGCGGTAGGTGAGTGCTGCATCTCCAACCAGGCCGCTGCACTCAAGGATCACTTTGTATCGGGGCATTCTCTTCCTCCTTTTTCCGCTTCTCCAGCCACTTCATGGTGCGGTCCGGTGCGTCCCTCATGAAATCCCCGGCCTTCTCGGCTTCCTCCGGCGGGCGGGAAACGTACCGAACCGGGTTGCGCTGGAACGCAGGGGCTTTTTGCCGCTCCTTGTCCCGCGAGATCCAGCAGGATGCAGCTGCCTTCCAGCTCTTCATTGGGTTCTTACCCACCTTCCACCCGTTGGACGTGTAGAAGTCCATGAACCGCTGCGCCTGCTCATCTGAGCCGCCCTTCTCGGCAAAATACGCCTTGACCTCCACAGCATCCGGCGGATGGAAACGGTTCGATTTTTTTGGAGTGGTGGATGCGGGAGCATCCTCTATCTCTTTAGCAGAACCAGAAACAGAACCAGAAACAGAACCAGAAACAGCCGGATTTGCCGCAGTTTGTTCGGCAAAATCGTCATTTGCCGGATTTGCCGCGGTTTGCTGATGCTTTGCATTTGTTGCTTCGGCGCCTTTTCTTCCGGCGGCCGAGCGCTTTTCCCGGATTTCTTCCCATTTTCGTGCGTTTTCTTCCAGCCCGCCCTGCATGAATTCCCAAGCAATCACAAGCATCGGGTCGTCAAATTCCGGTGGAATCCCGTCTGGAAAGTCCAGAAGTGCATCCAAAATGCGGCCTTTCTGCTCTAGAGAAAGAATCCGAAGCGGCTTTTTCCACTCTGAAAACAGAATAACGCTCTTGTGCTTTTTCTCTCCCAATGGGTTTTCACCTCCTTCCTTGCACGCCCGTAACGCCAGATAGCACAGCGCTTTGCCAGTTATCAGAACGGCAGGTCGCCGTCGTCTGTGATCTCGGCAAAGTCGTCCGGCTCGCCCTGCGCGTAACCGGCCTGCGGTGCGCTGTGAGAGACGTTTGCCTGCCGAGTGTAACTTTGCGTCTGCTGGTCGAAACTCTGCACAGCGGGCTTGTCTGCGGCCTTGGAGCCTGCAAAGCTCACATTGTTTGCCACGACCTCGAAAGCGGTACGGTTGTTGCCGTTCTTGTCCTGATACTGGCGGGTCTGGATGCTGCCGTCGATGGCGATCAGGCTGCCCTTCTGGAAATACTTACAGACGAACTCGGCAGTCTGCCGCCATGCGGCAATGTCAATAAAATCGGCCTTGCGTTCCTCGCCCTGACGGACATAGCTGCGGTCGCAGGCGATACGGAAACGGCACACGCTGGTGCCCTGCGTGGTGGTCTTGAGTTCCGGGTCCGCCACAATGCGGCCCATGATGGCTACAACGTTAAGCATGTGTCAATCCTCCATCGGGGCTTCGTAAGATTCACAATCAACATTTGCACCCATGAGGACCTCCGGGCACTCCGCGCGGGCAAAATAAGCGGCTGCGCGATACTTGAGCATCATCTCGGTCATCTTGGGCCAGAAGCTGTTGGGCTTGTCCCACCACCCGGAGTCCTTTGCCATTTTAACCGTGACCTTCGGCCCCTCGATTTTCTCACCGGTGACCTTGTCCACACCGATCAGGCGGCATCCCCAGTTGTCCTTGCCTTCCTCGCCCTCCATGCGGTAGCGGGTGCGACCGGCAAACTGGCCGGAGTTATCAATCAGGGCTTTGCAGCTCTTGCCGCTCCAGGACGGATTCCCCCGCACGACATACAGATTCTGCATGACGAAGGCCGGGTCCATGCCCATTCTGGCTGCCATATTGCAGGCAACGGCACAGGCAGCGACGTTGCCTTTATAGCTCTGCGGAACCATGCCGTCCGGAAGCTGAGCGTAGGCTTTCCCCATGCTGCAAGCAAGCTTCCAACTGCTGATTGCGGCGCTCGCGTTGGAATTCTGAATGGTGGTTTCTTCTGAAATTGCCTGGGGGATAGCATTTTCATGCACCTGCGCAGGCTGTTGCTGTTCGACAGTGATTAGTTTGGCAGCGGTATCAGGCATGGTGGATTTCCTCCTCTGTGAATTTGATTTGAATGATATTTGCAAAGCGCTTGATCGCATCCAGATCCGACTTTGTGCAGTGAAACACAATTTTGCGGTCGCGCGGCTCTTCGTGCTCGGTAAAGCTCATAAATTCGCCGTCATTGTATTCGTCAGGGTCAAAGTCGAACTTTTCCATGGGGTCTTTGAAGGACACAGACGGCTTTACAAGGTTTATCACATTCGGATTCTGCTGAGGCCCCTTGTAGTTGTCTGGCAATCCATTGATGACTGCCTCATGTAGCAGGGTACGGTACTCATTCCCGTAACAAAAATCAATGCTTTCGTACGGTTCAGGCATGACCTCCGCGCCGCCCGCTGCGTGGATGATGTCAATATCGCACATCATCCTTCCGACCATCCTGTAAATGTTGTCAATTACGGCTCGGCTGAAAGTATCGTCCATGTGCCCTTTTTCGGCGAACGTCGTGAAAAAGGACACTGCGTGGTTGATCTCGCTTGCGAGGTCATTTCCGGCATTGATGAGCCGGAACGTCATGTGCTGCGGGCCGACATAGTAGTAAATACCCTCGGCCTTGTTGGAAAGGTCTTTGACGCGCTCCCTCTTGGTCATACGCTTCATGCGTTCTTTCTGCATAAATATTCACCTCGAATAAATCAGGTTGCCCAGGGCGTCCTTGACGTCGATCTGGCTGTATTCACCGGTCTGGATCTGCTCATCTGCCCAGTGCTGGGCGTCCACGCTGGCCTTGACCGGCTCGCCCTCAAAGCATTGCACGTCAATGCTGCAGTGCTCTTTGCGGTGTCCGTAGCAATAGTAAAATGCCACGTCATCCATTGTAAAAACCTCCTGTTTGTGATATCTTTGTGGTGATGGAGGTCTGGAACCCCGTCACCTTGTGGTCTGTCCGTGCTGGTATCACGGGCAGGCTCTTCTTTTTTTGCGGCGTATCGGCGGCAGACTGTCCACCTCATCACGTCGGATGCACTCTTTCTCAAAAACGTACTTGTGAGCCGGATGCCTGCCGCTGCGACCGTGGCTGCTCGCAGACGCAAAGCTGTTTGCACTTTTGTAACCCAGCCGTCTGGCACACATCTCAGACGTACCGCTGGCGATCAGGTCTCCGGTCTTTGCGTCATACATGGTGTACCACATGACATGGTGGACAGTGTCAGGCATACGTGACCTCTCCAGATTCCTCTTGCAACATCTCCCGCACGTTGTCCATTTCTTCGGCGCACATCTCCCAGACGTTTGCCCGTGCGGAGTATCCGGCCCGGACAACAATGTCATCTGAGGCTTCGGCTTCTCGCCTGCAGCGTTCGGCAAGCCGCGTGTAGGATTTGACTTTGCCCTCAACGTACTCTTTGGCCGTCATCATGCCCCACGCTCTTGATTCTCCGGGTATTCCGGGTTGCGGGCGTGGGCACGGTTGATCTTTCCGTACTTGCGCCGATTTGCGGCTCTCTCCCTGTCCTCTGCGGCAAAGCCCAGACGAGCCAGCAGAACGGCGGCCAAAATCAACACCAGCGACACCGCAAACAGTGTGCTGGAGATATATCCGGTGGTCTGCGCGGTGCCCTCTGCACCCATAGCTGCGCCCATTCCAACGCCGCCAAAAACGACAGCCAACCAGTAGTAAGTAGTAGATTTGAGTTTCATTCTTTCGGATCCTCCTTTGTATAAACCTTTTCGAGCTTGTAAAAATCCTTCACCCACGCCATAAATCCGGCACGGGAGATCAGCGGAGCCGCACTCTTGGTGTCAATGGATGGCACCGCCCATGCCGGGAAGCTGCCAGCCTGAATCATACCGGTAAAGATCGGCTCGCTCACTGAAATGTTGTTATCACGCATGATCTGGCAGCACTCTGCGATTCCCATGCTCGGCTTCATTATCGTCCACCTCCTTTTTTGTTCTCAGCTGCCGTTTCAGCCGGATATGCTCCAACCGATCCGGCTGCCTTGCATCCCAGCGCTGTTCAAGCCAACGCTTGTTGTAGTGCTTCTTCACGGTGCAGCCTCCACAAACTCGCCATTTTCGAGGGTGTACCAGGTGTTCTCTTTGATAACGGCTCCGTCAACCTTTGCCATTTTGGCCAGCAACATATTGCCGTCATCATCGTACTCGGTCAGCACCAGATAGCAGCCCAGTGCGCCGCACGCCTTACCGCAAGCACCGTTTACAACGGCAATGCTATCTTTGCCGTCTGCTTTTGCGCTGCAATAAGCCCCAGTGGCTGCCGCCGTGCTGTAATAGCCGCTGGAACCCGCCGTGCTGTAATTGCCGCTGGAACCCGCCGTGCTGGA